TTGGACGACACCTGCCCCTCTTTTTTACGAGGGGAAACGAAGGTTTTGACCAAAACAGCAAACGGGGGAACTCCAGCACTCGGCCATGACGCGTAAACTCAGCAACCTCGAGATCGGCACGGCCTTGAACATCACGCCGCAGCGCGTGAGCGTGCTCAAACGCGAAGGCCTTCCCACTGACAGCATCGAAGCCGCCCTGGCTTGGCGAGCCGCTCGCGATGAAGCCCGGTCAGCCAAGGCTCCGAAGGCCGCGCCGGCGCAACTCGACGACGGGACGCTGGCGGACACCATCGCCCAGCACCGGGCGCTTGTCGGCCGTGCCCGCAGTGTCTGGCAGGCCGCGATGGATGGCGGCGATCCGAACGGCCCGAAGTACCAGACCAGTTACAACCAGTCCCTCCGCACGCTCGTCTCGCTGGAAGAGGAGCAGGAGCGCCGTCTCATCCTGGCGAAGGACTACATCGCCGCGAAGGAAGCGACGGAGGCCATGCGTCAACTGATGGGCGAGGTCGTGAACCGTCTCGACAAGCTGGCCCTTGACGTGGCCGAAGGGTGTAACCCCGAGAACCCGGCGAAGGCCGTGAAGGCGCTCGAGACTTGGGTACGCAAGACGAAGGCCGACCTCTCCGCGAACGATGAAGAAGCGTAAGCCCAAGCCCAGGCGCAAGCCGATGCCGAAGCCGTCGCGTCCGTTCAAGCGCAAGCCCAAGAAGTGGTCTGAGTTATCCGACGAGCTGTATCGTCTGCTGAAGGAGGCAGGCCTGTATGAATAAGACCGACCTTCTCCGCGTAGGCCGTGACGTGCTACGGCCGTCCGACTCCGGCGACGTAGTCGAGTGGTTGGAGGAGAACGTGCTCGCCATCCCTGACTCGCCGATGCCCGGGCCGTTCCGATCGGAGCGCACGCCGTGGATCGCGGAGGCCTTGCGCATCGCCGCCGACCCCGAGACGCGGATGCTCACCGTGCTCGCCAGCATCCAGTCCGGAAAGTCCCTCTTCGCCCGCCTGTTTACTTGCCACATCATCGCAAACGCTCCTGGCCCTACCGCGGTATTCCAAAGCACGGATGCGGAATCTAAGGACTTCGCCCTTCGCTACATGCGGCCAGTGTGGAACAACTGCCCGCCGGTGAAGGCCCGCATCTCTGTCGACGACATGGATCGCTCGACGACGACGGACTTCGACCGCATGACGCTTTACTGTCGCGGCCTTTGGAACGAGTCCAACCTTCAGCGCCTTTCGCTTCCATATACAATTGCAGATGAATGCTGGATGGCACCTCCCGGGCACCTCGCCGAACTGAGCGCACGCGTGACGGCCTTCGGCTGGATGGGCAAGCGCATCTTCATGAGCCAGGGCGGACGGGCTGGGCAGGAGTTCCATCAGCTGCACGAGTCCACCGATCAACGCGACTGGAACATGCGTTGCCCCAAATGCGACACGCTCCAGCCCTGGTTGTGGGAACAGGTCAGGTTTCCAGACTCGGCCAAGACCACGGGCTCATGGGATTTGCAGATGGTAAGCACGGGCACGACCTACGAATGCGCCTCATGCCAGGAGCGTCTTCCCGACAATAATGCGACCCGCCTCGAAGCGAACCGACGTGGCGCCTTTGTGGCTACGGCATCGGCTGCCAACTCCGGGCACATCGGCCTGCATTGGAACAGCCTTGCGACGATGAGCTGGGGCGAGCTGGCCGTGATGATGATCAAGGCGAAGGAGGCGGCTGACATCTACGGAGACGAGGACGGGCGCCGCCAATTCAAGCAGAAGAGGCTCGCTCTCAGCTGGGCGGAAGAGGGCGGAGAGATCGTGAACATCGCCCAGGCCGCCAACTACAACATGACCGACGACTGGGACGGCGAGTCAGTCATCACCCCTAAGGGCAGGGTAGTCGACCGCGAGGGAGCGCCGGAAGGTTCGTTCCCATTCCGCACGGCCGGCATAGACGTGCAGCGAGGTTTCTTTTATTGCGTGATCAGGCGCTGGAGTCGCACCGGGCATAGCCGCCTGAAGGCCTTCGCGAAGATTGACACCTGGAACGACCTCGAGGCCTTCGTAAAGAAACACCAAGTGCATCAGGCCCTGGTCATGGTAGATGCGGGAGACCAGGCGACTGACGTATATCGGCAGACCGCGGCCCGTGGCTGGAAGTGTGCGAAGGGGTCAGGCAACGAAGATTTCAGCGTGACGGCCAAGGACGGGAAGACGACCCGCCGCTTCTATTCCGATAAGCAGACGATCATGGTGCCCGGGCTCCAGGCGCGGGCCGTCCTGATTGTCTGGTCGAACCTCGCCGGCAAAGACCTTCTGCACGGCCTACGCTCTCGGAAAGTATTCACCTACGCCTTGGACGCTGGGCAGGACTACGTCGACCAAATCAACGCCGAAGTCCGCGTGAAGGACAGGCGCACGGGGAAGCCCCAGTGGCTTCTCCCCCAGGGCAAGAAGGACAACCATGCTTTCGACTGCGAGCTGCTCGGGCTCCTGGCGGCCGTGCGCTGGGGCATCGTCGGCAAGGAAAGCACCGAAACCGACTTGCCTTCCGCGTGAACGCAGGGAGACTTTCCTCAAGCGGCGGCGCCGATAGTTGCGGGAAGAAGAGCTCGTGGCGTGGATATGGGCGTCGCCGCCCCCTCCGTTGCCAATTACCGCAAGATTAAATGGCACAAGGTATCTTCATCGGCCTGACGGAATGCGAGCTTCTCGACCTCAAGGCGAAGGCCCTTTCGCTTATCATGGACGGAAAGACCCTCATGTCTTACTCGGACTCCGGCTCCTCGGCCACTAAGCAGTTCGCTTTGCCTCCTAAGGAGATGCTTAACGAAGCGATGTTTGCCCTGTCCCGCCTCGACCCGCGCAAGTATGGTCGCCGTAACACGATGATCTTCTCCCGCTGGGACAACCGTTACGAATAATTTATGGCCGCCCGCAAGAAAGACCCGAAGATTAAGCCTTCCGCGAGGAAGAAGCCGACGACCGCGCCTCAGGCCGCGACCGGCGGGGCCACGTTCAACAACCAGTACAGCGGCAACCAGTGGGGCTCGACAGTCCAGACGTACGCCCGCCGCGTCATCTACGCTCCGCAGCCGGACGACATGCGTCGCGACCTCTCGCCCTGGGATCGCAACGAGATGGTCAAGAAGTGTCGCTGGGCCGAGCGTGAGTCCGCGCTCTTCCGCCAGATTCTAAACGACCTGACAATCTACGTTGTCGGCGACGGCATCAAGCCGCAGTCCCACGCTGAAGACCCTGAGACCGCTCGGCTTTACGAAGAGTACTTTGCCCGCGAAGCCAAGCGCATCGACGTCTCCGGCAAGTCTTTCTATCAGTGCCAGAGCATCCTGATCCGCGCCCTTATCCGCGACGGCGACGCTTTCGCCATCAAGGTCGTCAATGGAGACCGGGCCCAAATCCAAATCATCGAGGCCCACCGAGTGGGAGATCCTACCGACGCCGACACCCCTGCGGATTGCTGGGACGGCATCGGCTTCGGCAAGTATAACGAACCCATTTATTACTCTGTCTATCAGGCCGACGGCTCCTCCCGCAAGGTCGAGGCTCAGTCCGTCATGCATGTCATGGACATGGAGACGGCCTCGGGCTCCCGCGGCGTGCCGGTGCTTCAGTCCTCGCTCAACGGAGTCCAGGACGTGAAAGAGATTCTCGAGCTAGAACGTCGCGCCGTGAAGGATAACGGAGACGTTACCCGCGTCATCAAGAAGGGCGCCGGCTTCCTCGACGACGATGCGTCCTCAGAGATTTCCTCGAACCATAACAACGCCGAAGTCATCGCAAGCCAGATGGGTGGCAAGGCCATCGTGCTTGAGTCATCTGATTCTTTCGAGTCCTTCGAGAGCAAGCGCCCGAACAGCACGTTCGTCGGCTTCCTTGCGGCGCTCGAAAAAGACATCTGCTCAATCCTGCCTTACGAGTTCGTCAAGGACGTGACGACCGCCGGCGGAGCCGGGGTTCGCCTGGTCACAGCCAAGGCCGCCCGCGTATTCGGCAAGTATGCCAACGTGATGACGGAGTCTTTCTGCCAACCGACTTGGGAGTACATCATCGCCGACGGTATCGCCAAGGGAGAGATTCCTGATGACCCCCGCTGGTGGGCGACATCCTGGACGACTCCGAAGTCCGTCACCGTTGACGCTGGCCGCGAGTCCTCCAGCGATCGCGCCGACTTAGAGATGGGTCGCACATCCTTGAGCGAAGACTTCAGCCTGCGAGGCCTCGACTTCCGCACGGAGGTCGCCCGCCGCGCCGACGACATGGCTTACATCGTATCTGAAGCGCAGCGCGTTAACGTCCCGTTCTGGATGCTCTACAAGCCCGGGTTCAACTGGCTCCAGCAGGGTCAGGCCAGCAGTCAGCTGCCGACCGACGTCGCCGGAAACCTCGAAGTACCGCCGCCCCCTAAGCCTCCCCAGCCTTAATTGATTATGACCCGCTTCCTCTCCCATGCACTCAAGGGCCGTGAGCCGATGCTCATCGACCCGTCCAAGGCCCAAGACTTCGCGGTCATGGCCGAGAAGTTCGGATTCTCCGACATGCTCGCCCAGATCTTCGGCGTGGCCCCTGCGCCGTACATCGTCGACGGCGTGGGCGTAATCCCGATTGCCGGCCCGATCGGAAAGGGCGTCAGTCCCCTGGAGCGTCTCATGGGCGTCGCCGACGTTAACGAAATCTCTGCCACGCTCGACGCGATGGCTGCCGACCCTGCGGTCGAGAAGATTGCCTTTAACATCTCTTCCCCTGGCGGCACTGTCACCGGCGTCGAAGAGCTCGCCAACAAGATCCGCGACGTGGGCAAGCCGACTATGGCTTACACTGACTCCGAGATGGCGTCCGCCGCTTACTGGCTCGGCTCTCAGGCCGACCGCGTCGTCGCCTCCCCCTCGGCCACCGTCGGCAGCGTAGGCGTCTACATGGCAATCCCTGACATGTCCAAACTGTACGAGGCCTCTGGCGTCCGCATGGTCGTCATCAAGTCCTCGGGCTCCCCGCTCAAGGGCGCCGGCATCGAGGGCACGTCCCTCTCTGACGAGCAGATGGCCGACCTCCAGGCTTCGGTCGACGGCATCCATGAAGACTTCAAGGCCGCCATCCGTGCAAAGCGCAAGATGGTCGCCGACTCCGCTCTCCGCGG